GTTATTGGTCACAAAATTCATTGAAATAGTTTGAATTGCTTTTTTGATTTTCTCGTCCATGTTATTTTATTTTAAGGTGTTCTATATAAATATCCTATCTTTTAACATTTTTCTATTCAACAATTAACCTTCCGCCGTTAGGACTTTCGCCCACGATAAGTGAGTTTGGATTCACTTCCCAAACCGAAATTACTGGCCCCTTATCAATCGTATATGGGGAATCAATATTTATACCCGGTCCTTCAAGTTTTGTTCCTGCAAACCTTGACCGATTTTCAACTGCTCCGCATTCTTCGCTATATTGATAACTGGTACATTCTAAACTTCTGGAATAATACCATCCATATGACATTGAAACGGCAGTGTACCAATCTTGTTCATATCTGTTTTGAAAGGTTCCTGAACTTGAATAATGGTAAATTACTTTTTTATAGCAACAATTTAATCTATATTTGTCAATATAACTTTGAGTTGGACATTGACTTCCAGAATAAGGATTTGGAATGACTGGTATATCAGCCTTGTAACCACCTTTGGAACTTGTCTGATGACAACTACTTCCAGTCATCCAAATCTTTTGTTTTAATGAACCTGTGACATATTTGTACCTTGCTTCCGCTCTTGGCGCTGCACTTGCACTGGTTTCATAATATAAATTTTCACCCGTTATTGTTCTATCAATAGAAGCACTGGTTTCATGTCCTAAGTTTTCAATAACTGGACGTCTTGTTACTCGAACCTTCGGGGTACTTAAAAAGTCGCCTTCTAATAAAACACCAGCAATTAAATCACTTCTACCCGGAACTAATTGTTTTATTTGTTCAAAGAAGGTATAATCATATAACGCCAATAAACGAATTAATGCGTTTACGTCATATCTTTGTTGATATTTACGGAAATATTCATGCGAAAATCGTCTTAATTCGTGATAACCTTCATCAAATTCGTATTCCGGGTCTCCAATCCAACTATCAAGTTCGGCATAACCAGTATGATTAAAAATTTCGTTATTTACTTGGTCAGACGGAGCAAATACAACTGCTAAACGATTGGAATCGAATCCTTTTTTATCAAATGATCCTTTTGAAACTTTTGTACTTGGGCTTAGGTCACGAGTTAAAACTGAATCTTCGAATCTAATCTTTTCACTTCTAAGTACATTTCCGCCCAATGTTGGCGTATAGATATAGAAAGTTTCATTCTTGGAAATATATTGTTGGGCTTGTGTTCCTGTCCAACCTTTAAACGAAGCCGTTGTATCAAAACTTGCTACTCGATTCGGATGCGAACTTGAAACTTGTAAATAAGCGGAATGATCCCAACGTTGTTGGTCTAAACCCAAAGGAAAATACCGGAAAAGTTTGTAATAACTTCCGGTTTCAGTATTTGAATGATAGGCACTCGGGTTCAATACATGACTATCAAATGTACTACCTTCTAATACTTCAAAATATTCTTTATATCCATCTATTTGACCAACAAACCTTGAACTATTCGAACCCGTTGTTCCGCCTAATAATATAATATTTTGACTTCCAGTAGCCCATGCACTTGCAACATTGAAACTTCCGCTCCATTCTAAACTACTTGAATGACTGAACCTTCCGTAAAGGGAATCGTTTGCGCGTTTAACTTGTAAGAAAATTGATCCCGAGGTTTGAATTGATGCAGTAGTCCACATTCTTACTGACCACGAATCATCATCAAATAAAGGCAAGTATCCAGTTTGAACTGAACTTGAAATGAACGTAGAACCGCTTAATTGGGCTTGTGTTAAACGTAAATAACCATAAGCCCAACTACCACTGTAACTGGATGTTTGATGCGCTCTGGAATGAATTAATTCCAAATTAGAAAGAACCCGAGAACGATTACTTCCTTGTTCAATAGCCCATAAAGATTGAGAAACGCTGGAACTATATTCAGTGTTAAACCTAAATACAATTGTATCCGGAACTCGTTCACTTCCTCCCCAACTTCCACTTGTTGGCGGGATGGTTCTTCGAGGTAATTCGACCCAGTTACTTCCAGTAAAGTTTGCTTTGTAAATGAACCTATCTTCAATTAAAGTAGGTTTCCCTTCAAAGGGACTCGGTCCTCCGTATTCCTTAATTGAAATTAAAGTTTGGGGAATACCATAAATGGACATCAAAGATTTAAGAGACCTTTGAGTTCCTTTGGTTTTATATAGATATGGGAGATTATTTACAATTCTACGCCAAATTTGATGAGTTTGATTTTCAGTAGAAATTGAAAACATGGAACCTGAACTTTGATAGGTTCCTGTTTGAGTTTTACCAAGTTTATATTGCCACAAATCACTTAATTGGCGGGTATTTTGAAGTTCCCATCCGAATGATTTGGCAATTGACCACAATAACTGATTTGGAGTTCCGCGTTCTGGATGTTCATCACGTTCATGTATTTGGGTTAGAGCATTGACATAACTATAAATAACATCAAAATGATGCCCAACCATGTCAACAAACTTGATAAAATCACTATTCCCGCTTTCCATTATGATATGCTCAGGAATGGCCCACCAAAGACGATTCAAGTTTTCTTTATCATAAGCACTTGCACTTGTAACAAGATTGTTATACCAAGTTTGAGAAATACTTGAACTGAATGTATAATTCTGCCAACTTCCGGAAACAATACGTTTAGGATAGGGAGAAATTGAACCCGTTATGTCATGCGTAAATATACTTGCAGTTGAGTTAAAATATAACCAACGTTCCCAAGGATCAAAGTTTGAAGTAACTTCATCAATTCTTTTTTGATTAATATCAATAGATTGACTGATGAAAACTGTATTTGATGCAGTTGAATTTAAAAGAATGGCAATGGAACTACTATATTCTTCTATTTTTCCAACCTTATAACCAAAGTTTCTAACGCGAGTTTCGGCACTACTGTAAAATATAAAATTATTAAAGTCAGTATAATCAATATTTAATTTTACTAAGCCGGAACCCGAAATCGTATCCTCAATAATTCGTTGACGAGAATTTAAGGTTGTATCCAATAACTGATTCCAGTTTTTGAAATCGGTTGCATTGGAAGCGTACATGGAAGTATCCAAATCAAAGTTCGGACCGCGCATATACGTTAAATTGCCTTGACTTTGAGGTTGAGCCAAGACAATTGTATCAATATAAGGATCAATTAATTCAAATTGAACCCAAGATTTTTCCTTTTCAAAAACATCATCAAATAAAGGAAGATAAAACTTGACGTAAATATCTTCACCTTCAAACCTTATGTTGACAATTTTTTGAATACGATTAAAACCAAAATTAAAAACAACATTATTCAAGGTTCCATCACTGATAAATGTATCAATTTTGGACTTGAAAATGTCAGTTTCACCGATAAATTTTTTATCTACTTGAAAATGAACCTCAGTTCTGTCAGGACTGATTTCCTTAACAATTAACTTTGGGTCAGATTGTTTACCCCAAAGTTCCTTAAAAAGATTCAACGCAATGACATAGGAACCACGTTGAATATTGGCTTCTTTGAAAACCTTACCAATATCAATTAAAAGCGAGTTTGTATATTGGTCATGAAAGGTATAACCAGCATTGTGGTTTCCGACAATATAATCCCCGTAGAACGAATAAATGTGAACTTCACTTATTTGCTCTGTGGTTATGTTCGGGTCAATAGGAACTAAAATTTGAGCATCAAATAACACCAAATCTTCATTTGTCCACAACTGTCCGGTTGTAGAACGATTATTGGCTAAAATCGATGCCCTATTTATATATCTTTCAAGTGAAATGGTTTATTCTCCTACCATAAAAGTTCAGTTAAATCTAATTTATATAACCCAATTTCTACAAATGGGTTTTTATTTCTATCATTGTTATCATCAAACTCAATCGGAAGTTCAAATAACGTTCCATTTGGCGATAACATTCTGATATATTCAAAATCTTGGTCAATTTCAAACTCAAAACCTTTGAATTTGGTTGGTGTAAATGTTTCTGAAAAATATTG